ACGTAGGTGTCGTTGGCCATCACGATGCCGGTCGTCACCACCGTCTCGGTCGAAGACGCCTCGATGACGAGGTTCAGCGCGGTGGCGGTGGTCAGGCGGCGGAAGTACACGCCATCCGACACGCCACCCTCGGGGTCGGTGTCCGTGACGTACAGGCCGATCATGGTGTCGGCCAGCACGTTGTCCACCTTGAACCGAGCGTCGAACCACAGCGCCTTGCCACCCGTGAACTTGAAGCACTCGCCGTTGGTCTTGCCGAGCTGCAAGGCGTGCTTGTCGTTGTCGGCCGCCGCGTTGGTGAACACCACCGTGCCACCCACCTCGTCGCCCGACAGGTCCGTGCCCGCGCCCGTCTCGGTGATCGTCCACGTTGCCGAGTCGTACTCTACGAAGTCCGTGAAGTACCCGAAGAACGACGGGTTGCCAATCGGTGCGTCGAACACGACGGCGCCCATCGGGTTCGCGTCGACGTTGTAAAACACCTGATTTGGGCCGGCCTCGATCTTGATCACGCCGCCGCCCGTGAACGGCCCGAAGCTCTTCTCCTCGTCGGACACGGTGCCGAGCAAGGTGTACGAGTTCGGGTAGTTCGGGAATCCAGCCTGCCGGTAGACAGACGCCGGGTTGCCCGGACCCGTGGTGCGCACCGCGATTGCCTGGGTGGCAGTCAGCGAGACTTGAACCTCGCCGTGGGGGAAAACAATTTGCTGTGCCATGTCGGTTGCTCCTGGTGGCTCAGTTGAACATCAGCACGCCAGCCATTTCGGGCTGCTTGCACACTACACCGAAGAGGCAGTCCAATCGGTACTTGGTCTTCATGTTGTTGATGTCGTACTGCTTCGTCATAACCAGTTCAATGCCCTGGTCGGTAGAAGCACGCATCACGGCCGCACCGGCATCGGTCGGAACCGCATAGCGACCCGGCAGAATCTCGATGGCGTCCTTGTGCCAGAAGCAGTTCAGGTACGAGGCCGTCGTGTTCAGGAACGTGATCGCGGCGGTTGCCGAGGTCGAAGTGATCCGGCAGTTCTGGTACTGCGCGGTCGAATCGACACCGGCCTGCGCCGGGATCAGCGGGGGGCTGATCACGAGCGTCGTGGTAGACGGCACGGCAATCACGCGGAAGGTCTTGGGCTGGCCCGTGTCTTCCTTGGTGATCATGTGGACGGCGTTGACGTTGGCAATCGTGAACGAGTCGCCCACCGCGACGCTCGTGGTCGAGTTGACCGTCACCGTCTGGAAGCGGTTGTCCACGTTGCTCGTCTCGCCCGTGGCCGAGGTCGTGGTGGACTTCGGGGTGTAGTAGTTCCCGCCCGCTGCCGTCGTGTTGATCTGGATGCCGGCACCGGCCGCCGCAGCCTTGCGCTGCGCGTAGTCCAGCTTGTAGGTGCCGAAGCTCGCGATCTGGCCGACGAAGGCCCGACGCAACGCGCTGTCGGAGATGTCGTTGCCGAAGCTGCGGGTGTTCTTCGCCAGATCGGACGCCATGCCGTTGTAGTCGCGGGTGCTGAGCGCGAGGTAGCGGTCCTCCATCGGGACGCCCGTCTCGTTCATCACAGCCTCGACCAGCGCCACGTCATCAAAGCCAGTGGCGGCTGCACGCTTGATCGCCAGCGTCCCCTGCTGGCCTGCAACGGTCAGCACGGCGACGTTGATGTCGCTGGCAAGCTTCTGCTTGGCGGCATCGCCCAGGCGACCCTCTTGCAGCGCATCACGCAGCTCGGTGGCCGACATGATCCACGGCACCGACTTCTGATAGCCGATGGTGGCCGGGACGGTCAGTTGGGTGTAGTCGTCAAAATTGCCCGTCATGTCCGTGCCGTTGTACGACACAGCGATGTACGGCATCGGGCGCCAGATGACGTTGTTGGTGCGCTCCATCATCGTCTGGTCGGTGTTGTAAACCGCGACGTTGCGAGACAGGACAAGTGCGTCCTGGAAGCCTTCGAGAAGGTCTTCAAACGCGACGCGCTCTTCTTTCGAGAATGAGTTGGCCATTGTGGGCTCCGAGATGAGTGAGATATTGCGGACTGCTCCGCGCCTGCTTACTCACCCCGTTGGAGTCGGGCGGCCACTCTGTGTCTTGTCACTGCCGACTTTGGGCTGGCGAAACCCGAATGGCGCCAAATGTACCACATCCGGCGCGTGGTGCAAGAGCCTAGCGGGCCTTGGCTTTCAGTTGCTGCTTGTACCGGATGACCTTGGTCATGTCACCCGTTCGGGCGGCATCCTCGCGCAGCCGTTCCAGCGTGCTGTCTGACGTTCCACTGACAGGCGCAGTACCGGCAGGCAGGCTGCGCTCGGGCGCGGGGGGCTTGGTGCGTGGGGTGACTTTCAACTGTGCCTCCAGTTTCGCAACGGCGAAGGCGAACTTCACCGGGTCAGTGATCGCGGCCAGCTCCTTGGCCTTCTTCGGGTTCTTGCCCAGCGCGTAGACCACCAGGGCGGGATTCTCCGCGCCTTGCAGCACCACGCCTTGCTGGGTGACGTTCAGGGCCTGCTGCACCGTGTGCTCGGCATCGTCGAAGTCGCGCACCTTCAGATCGGCCTTGGCCTTGCCGTAGCCGTCGAGCTTGGCCTGCCAGGCTTTGGTCTGTTCCTCGACCTGGCGCTGTGCTTCGCGCTCGGCCTTGTCGGCCTGCTCCTTGCTGCGATACCAGGACTCCAGCGCGGTTTCGTACTTGTCCGTGTCGTAGTCGTGGTCTTCGAGTTTCGGCTTTGGGCCAACCACGGGCTTCGGCGTGGCCGGTGCGGCTTGCTCGCGGGCCTCATAGTCGCGCACTTTCTTCTGCAGTTCCCGGTGCTGCTTGCGCAGCTCGCGCACCCACTCAGGCGCACGCTCGGTTTCGTCAGGCGGGGGTGCCTCGTCGCCGATGCTGACAGTTACCTCGTCGGCCGGCTCGTCGTCTGGTGCGGCCTCGGCATCAGGCGCGGGGTCGGCGTCGGCTTCGGGTTTCTCGGGTTCTGCTGCGTCTGGCGTGTCGCGCTCGTCGTCGCCATCGTGGACTTCGGTGGTGCCGTCAGGCTGCGTGACTTCGATCTTGATTCCCATTGCTTACCTTCTCTCGCGCATTACCGGCTGCGCGGTTGCCGTCTGACAGCGAATCCCGTCAATCATCCAGCATGGCGATGGCCAGAATCATGGCCACCTGAGCGTCCCGCTCCTCGACAATGACGCGGGCCAGTTGCATGTGCGCCTCAATCGAATCCCGCGCCATGTCGTCAGCGTAGGAGAACCGAGACAGGTCAATCTCGATGCGCTCTTGCTGGAGCACGAGGAACTGACGCTGCGGTTCGGCTTGCGGTTCGGCTTGCGGCTTCGTCTTCGGCGCAGGCTTGCGAGCTTCTGCCCTTGCCCGAGCGTCTGCCGCAGCCTTCTCGGCCTGCAGCGTGGCCAGATACTCCTGAGCCACCCACGGGCTGTCGAATATCTTGCCGCCCACCACCCACATCGGGCGCGACTGCTTGGACTTGCCAGACTGGCCACCACCGCCCTGCGCATCGGCAGGCGGGATCGGCTGGCCGCCGAATAGCAGGCCAGCGAATAGCGCGCCGCCGAGGAGTCGGTTTCTAAGTAGCATCAATGATCGGCGTGCCGTTGCCCTGCGCATCGGGGCTGAACGTGATGCGCGGCGTGGTGCCGTCCTGCGCCAGGTATTCCTCGGTCCCCGAGCCGAGCCCAGATCGAGCGCCGGCCAGCGCCGCCAGAAGAACGCGCATGATCTCCTCGGCCGTCAGCGTCTCAAGCGGTGTAGACCACACCTCAGCGGCAATCGTGGCCGGACTGGCACCGCCGCCTGCGCTGTTCAGCAACTCACCCATCGTGCCAGGCGCGTTGTAGGCGCTGGCTAGGGCTTCCCACACTGCGGCCGACAGGGACTGCGGGCTCAGCTCGGTGAACGGCGTGATGTCGCCCGACAGGTTGCCCGTGGCGCTGACCGTGGCGCTGTTTGAGAACTGCACCAGCGCAGCGCCGATAGCATCGACAATAGCCCCAAGCGTGGCGTTGTCAACCGTAAACGTGATATCTGCGTTGCCGGATGCTGACAGGGCACCTGCCAGATCACCCGCAAGATTGAACGTGATGGACGTCGAACCTGACGCCGAAACGATCAGTTGCCCGTCTGCGGGATTGACGGTGATCGTGACCGTCGTGCCGCCCGTGATGTTGACGCCCGCCGCGAGGTTCAGCGTACCCGGCGTGACCGTCACCACCAGATTGGTGAACGACGACATCGCCCCCGGCTTGTACGGCAGCACCCACGACGATGGAGCCAAGTGCCCGCTGGGGATGCCTGCCAGCTTGGACGGAATGCCCTGGCCTACGGACTGGTTCATCCGGTCACCACGGCTCCACATGGAACGGAAAGTTCCCGGCGAGCCGCCAATCTGGCGCAGGGGTAGCTGCGCCAGGAGCGTGGTGTTTGTCTTGAGAGCCATCAGCCCCAGCCGACCTCGACCGCGCCGTAAAAGTTCGTGTTCGCCGCCGCAGCCGCACCCGCGAAGTAAAGCCACACCAGACACGCGCCGTCCATCACCCGAGGAAGGCTCGGCAGTTGGTTCAGTAGATCCCGCTCGGCAGCGACGGACACGGTGGTCAGCGGCAGCGTGAGCAGCGGGCGGGCAAGGCACAGCGCACCGGTGCCGGTGTTGGCAGCAGAGAACGTAACCGTCGCCACCGTGGACACGCCCGTGTCGCCCGAGGCCAAAGGAAGGAATGGGCCGTAGTTGTTGGCCGCCGTGCCGCTGTGACTGATGTGCCCCACGATGCCGGAAGCCGTCATGGCGACCGTGACCGGCAGGCTGCGCCCCGAAGTCGGCACCGTGTTGCTGTAGCTCAGCGCAATGTTCTGCGCCGTGGCGCCCGCTGCAGCGGTTTGCACCCAGAACAACCTGCACCCGGCCCCGTTGGTGTAGCGCAGAGTGGGCGTGCCCGTGAGGGTTTGTGCCGTGGCGCTGTTATTGCTGAT